CATAACTGGAGCTATTGCCTTCTATTTAAACTTTAGAAAGCAGTTTAAATTGCGTCAACAGATCAAAAAACAATTTGAACATTACTTAGACCCAAGACAAGTTAAGAGATTACAAGATAATCCAGAGCTACTAAAACTTGGTGGCGAGAAAAGATACGCTACATTTTTATTTACAGATGTCAGAGGCTTCACTAGTCTTTCAGAAAAACTACAACCAGAAGAAGTTACTGAGATTATGAATAAGGCATTAACAGTACAAGTAGAATGTGTGCAAAGAAATGGAGGCATGGTAGATAAATTTATAGGGGATGCTTGTATGGCCATATTCTCAGCACCCTTAGATTTAGAAGATCATGAAGACAAAGCAGTAAAAACTGCTATTGAAATGCAAGAAGCAATCAAAGAACTTAATAAGGAACTATCACATGAGATTGCTATTGGAGTGGGAGTAAATACTGGTACAGCTGTAGTAGGTAACATGGGATCTGATACTAGGTTTGACTTTTCAGCCATTGGAGACTGTGTAAATATAGCAGCTCGACTTGAGTCTGGAACTAAAGAAGCTGGCGTTGATATTCTTATAGGAGAAGAGACTGCCAAAAACTGTAGTTTTGAGTTAAAATCTTTAGAAGCAATAAAAGTTAAAGGTAAGGAAAAATCTTTAAACGTATATACAATTTGAGGAAGTAAATGGCAACTGCAAAAGATGCTCTTAATGCAATAGAGTCACACGAAAGAGAATGTAAAGCATTATACAAAAGTATTGATAAAAGATTAGAAGACGGATCAAAGCGTTTCGATAAACTAGAGAACATGATCTGGGCTGTATATCCTTTTATATTGGTATCAGTAGTTTTATCTAGGTTTGTATGAGCAAAGTATTCATAGGGATTATAGTAGTTATGGGATTAGCTACTTATCTTTTATGGAACGAGAACTCTAAACTATCAGCTCTTAATCAAGCATTTGAATTAAGAGATCAAGAACAGAAGGCAGCAATAGAATCATTACAGAATGATTTTGCAAAGCAAACAGAAGGCTTGCTAGTCATTCAATCACGCAATCAAGAAATAGAAGCAGACATGAGTAGGTATCTTGATATGTTTAAAAGACACAACCTAACCAAATTAGCCGCAGCTAAACCAGGTTTAATAGAACCAAGAGTAAACAAAGGAACTAAAGATGTATTTGATAGTATCGAAGAAGATAGCCGTAGTATCGACAGTCTTGATGATGGCTTGCAGTTGCAGCCTAATACCAAGTAAACAACAGGTAGAGGTTATATCTAAACCTATAGAAAGAACTATAGTACAGCCTATAATGCCTAGAGAAATAGATCTAAAAGATCCTTATTGGTATGTAGTATCAGATAAAAATTTAGAAGAATTCCTAACTAGAGTTGAGAAAGACCAAGGTCAAGTGGTATTCTTAGCTATGTCTGTGCCCGATTACGAACTCATGGCATATAATATGCAAGAACTAAAAAGGTATATAAATGAACTTAAAGAAGTTGTTGTCTATTATAAGACAGTTACTACAAAAGAAACGGAGTAAAGATATGAACATATCACAAGAAGGCTTATCGCTAATTAAAAAATTTGAAGGATGCGAATACAACGCATACAAATGCGCAGCAGGCGTATGGACTATAGGATATGGTCACACTGCTGGTGTTAAAGAAGGAGACTTAGTAACTCAACAAGAAGCAGATAAAATTCTAGAAGAAGACATGAAAGAGTATGAAGGGTATATCAACGACTATGTGACTGTTGATTTAAATCAAAATCAGTTTGATTCTTTAGTATCATGGGTATTTAATTTAGGGCCAAATAACCTTAAAAGCAGTTCAATGCTTAAGGTTTTAAATAATGGAGCATACGAAGATGTGCCTGCTCAAATCAAAAGATGGAATAAAGCTGCTGGGGTGGTTTTAGAAGGTTTGATACGCAGACGTGAGGCCGAAGCTCTATTGTTTGAAAATAAAGAATGGCATGAGGTATAACGATGCCTTTGCAGAAGATAATATTTAAACCAGGCATTAATAGAGAAGGAACAGCCTACGATAACGAAGGAGGATGGTTTGACTGTAATCTTGTGCGTTTTAGAAAAGGTAGGCCAGAGAAATTTGGTGGCTGGGAGAGAGAAACATCAAATACCTATCTAGGTACTGCAAGAGCATTACATGCTTGGATTTCTCTTGAAAGTACAAAGTTTTTAGGACTTGGAACGCATTTTAAATACTACATAGAGGCTGGTTCTTCTTTCAATGACATAACGCCTATAAGATCTACAACTTCTGCTGGAGATGTAACATTTGCTAAAGTTGCTAATGGTGATGCAACAATTACCGTTACAGACACATCTCATGGTGCAATTCAGTTTGATTTTGTAACATTTAGCGGTGCAGCTACACTAGGTGGCAGTATTACAGCAGCTGTTTTGAATCAAGAGTATCAAATAAATACCATAGTCAATGCAAACAGTTACACAATTACAGCCAAAGATACATCAGGGACTACTGTAACTGCTAATTCATCTGATAGTAATAGTGGCGGTTCATCTGTTGTAGGAGCCTATCAAGTTCATGTTGGTTTAGATGTTTATGTTGCTGGTAGTGGTTGGAGTGCAAATAGTTGGGGCGAAGGAACCTTTGGTAGTATTTCTGCCCTTAGTGAAACAAATCAGTTAAGAATATGGACGCATGATAACTTTGGCGAAAATTTAATAATTAACCAAAGAGCTGCTGGAATATTTAAATGGACAGAAAATAATGGAGTTAACGTAAGAGCTCTTGAATTATCTGGAATATCAGGAGCAAACTTAGTACCTACGAAGGGTTTACAAGTTATTACATCAGAAAAAGATAGGCATTTAATTGTTTTAGGTGCAGATCCTATATCTGGATCTTCTAGAACTGGTGCCGTAGATCCTATGTTAATAGCATTTAGTGATCAAGAAAATGATTTAGACTTTGAGCCATTATCAACAAACACAGCAGGATCACTAAGGCTATCATCTGGTTCATCTATTATTGGTGGAGTGAAAGCAAGACAAGAAGTATTGGTTTGGACTGATACAGCTTTATATAGTATGCAATTTATAGGGCCACCGTTTACCTTTGGTATTAATTTAATAAATGAGGGTACAGGCCTAATAGGGCCAAAGGCTGCAATTACAACTCCTAATGGTGTCTACTGGATGAGTTATAACAACTTCTATTCATATAATGGTAGTGTTGCAACCTTGCCATGTTCAGTTCATAACTATGTATTTGGAGATATAAACCTTGGGCAGTCATTTAAAATAAATGCTTTTACCATAAAAGATAAAAGTGAAGTAGGTTGGTTTTATTGCTCTAGCAGTGTGTCAGAAGTAGATAGATATGTAATGTACAACTATGTAGAGGGTATTTGGTTCTACGGAGAATTATCAAGAACTGCCTGGCTTGACTCTGGTATTGTTAATTATCCCAGAGCAACAAGCGATGGTTTGTTATATAAACAAGAATCAGGCTTTGATGATGACGGATCTCCCATGACTAATGTTTTTATAGAAAGTTCTGATTTAGATATAGGAGACGGTGAGCAATTTTCTTTCTTAAAAAGAATAATACCAGATTATAAATTTATCCAAGATGAAAATAATGGTAATGTAAATATAGTTTTAAAAACAAGAAACTACCCTGGGGATTCTCTTGCAATTAATTCAACTAATGCAGTAACTTCTTCTACTCAACAAGTTTTTGTACGGTGTAGGTCAAGACAGATAGTATTAAGATTTGAGTCAAATGACGATGCTGTAAATAATGGTAATTTATCTATTGGTTGGAGGCTAGGAGCAACACGTATTGATATAAAACCAGACGGTAGACGATGAGTAAGTTACTACAAACACAGCTACCTACAGCAAGTGACACTGTTACTCCTGATTTATTTAACAGGTTAGTTAGGATACTAGAAATAAATCTTGGCGCAGTAGATACAGATAATATTCGTCAAATAAATGAAGCAGATAAAAATACTTTGCAATTTAATGCAGGTAGTATTATATGGAATACCAGTATAGATGTTCTGCAAGTGTACACAGGAAATAGATGGCTTGATATTGAAAAGAGAGGTCTTGATACTGGTTATGAGATGCAAGCTGAATTAGGCAAAATAACTGTTACTACTGATGGCAATGTTTCTGTAAATGTAACTGACAACATAACAGGATATGGTGTTGAAAGATGGTACAGCTAGAAAAAGAATACCAACCTAAAAACCTTTTACTTACCTATCCAAGCGATTGGTACATACAAAAAGATACTTTTGAAGCAGTAAAAGAGTCTATAAAACCTATAGTAAGTTTCTACGAAGACGGCGGAACAACCCCAAGAAAAAAAACCAAGTTAGATAAAATTATTAAAGAACCAGTAAAAGATGTATACACAGTGCCTTTTTTTTCAGAAAAGTTTTGTGACATATTGCTAGACGAAATGAAACACCTAGAAGATCATTTTGGGTTTGAACCCAATCAAGAAGAGGATGATTTACGGCAAATACCAGAAATAACTTTTCAAGATAATTGTCCTCAAATCTTCCAATCTTTAATGCAAACAATATATACTATAGGAAATCCTATATTTTTAAATATTTGGAATCGCCATATAGACAGTGGTGGAATACAAATAGCTAACTATAATTTAAAGGATAAAAAACAAGGCGCCTGGCATCATGATGCAAGTGCTGATATTAGTATGGTAGTTCCTTTGAATACTGGAAAGTACAAAGGTGGTGGAACTGAGTTTTTAAAACGTGGTACAGTTCAACCATTACCTACAGGCCACGCTCTAATTTTTCCGAGTTTTACTCACATGCATAGAGGACTTGCAGTAGAATCAGGAGATAGGTACCTATTGGTATTTTGGTTAAAATGTACAGAGGAATAATTTCAGCATGAATAGAATAGACAACTCAGGCAAAGGCATAGCAGGTCTAGGAAGAAACGAAGACAGCATGCTTGCCCACGTAGCACCAGGGGAAATGGTAGTTCCTCCAGTTATCTCTCCAGCAACTCAAAGAATAATACAACAAGAAATGATGTCTGCTGGACTAGATCCAAATGAATATACTGTTGGTGAAGGAATGTCTATCAACCCAATTACAGGTATGGCTGAGTTTGGGTTCCTTAAAAAATTAGGTAAAAGTTTAAAAAAAGTAGCAAAAAAAGTAGCACCTGTTATTGGGCCTTTAGCTAACTTTATTCCAGGAGTAGGGCCATTATTAGCTGCTGCTATACAAGCTGGAACTACTAAATTAGCTGGTGGTAGTTGGAAAGATGCTTTAAAAGCTGGAGTTGTGAGTTACGGAGTAGGTAAAATAGGTCAAGGTATTAAAGGTTTAGGTAGTACAGTCGATGCTACTACTGGTGTAGCAAATGCAGCATCTAAAACTCCTGGTTTTTTTGGCAAAATTAAAGGTGGTATAGGATCCTTTTTTAATCCAGCAGAGGGAGCAAAAGGCATATTCGGAGGAGGTATTGGCCCAAGCATTAGAGGCGGTATAGGTGGGTTATTTGGCGGAATGGGCCCTTCTGAAGGCCCGATGACAGGCGGTGAACAAGAATTAATGTTTCAAGACGGGGACGGAAACACGTATTCAGCATCAAAAGTAGAAGAAATGTTAGCTGCTGGAACTCAACCTGACAATTTATTTCAAGTTCAATCCAGTGGCGTTCAATCTAGTGGCGTTCAATCTAGTGGCAGTCCATTCAATATAGGTAGAGCAATACTAGGCAAAGGTAATACACCTGGATTTATAAAAGGCATAGAAGATTCTATTAAAGGGCCTGATGGTAAAATTGGCGGAGGTGATGGTAGTTTTATGGGCGTTGGTAGTGGTGGACTTAACCCCGGGATGATGGCTATGGCTGCTTTATACGGTAAAGCTGTTAAAGAAGACTTTAAGAGAAAAGAAGGTGGCATGAAAGACGTGAGACAATCAATACGTCCAGACCTTATGCCTCAACAAACGTTTCAAGGTTTTGACTTAGGCGTGAGAAAGAATGCAGCTATGGGTGGTTTTCAAGAACTAGACATGCGTATGGGTGGCCCTTCAATAGGCCCAGGAACAGGAACAAGTGATGATATACCAGCCATGTTAAGTGATGGTGAGTTTGTTCAAACAGCAAAAGCTAACAATGGTTTAGGTGGCTTTAAAGTAACTAAAACTGAAACAGGCATAGAAATGATACCTAACGGTAAACCGAGCAGAAAAAAAGGTGCAAAAAATATGGATACATTAATGAAGATGTTTGAAAACTATAACGACATAGGTAAAGTCTAATGGGTCTTTTAAAAGATTTTAGAAAAAACATAATGGCCCCTATGGGAAAACCAAATCCTTTTATGGGAATAGGTCGTAGGTTTGGTAATCAAATGGATCAGCAGCAGCGAAGTTCAATATTGCCAAAACAACCGCAAAGTTTTGAAGAATTTCAACAAATGCAAAGAGAAGGTAGTTTATTTGGCGGACAGCTAAATCCAGCACCTATGGATCCTAGTGGGAAATTCCAAATGGGATTCGGTAATATGGTTCCAGATGCGCAGACATTAGAGCAACTGCAACAAGGCATACCAGGTATACCTCAAATAGAAAATGGAATTATACCAATCGGTAGCCCAGACCCAAGACAAATACCAAGTATTGGATTACCTCCTCTCAAAAGAGCAATAGATGCACCTGGGGGCGGTGGTATAGACTATGGCGGCGGGAGTATTGATAAAATATTAGAAGACCAAATATTAGAAGACCAAAGAGGAGGAATGAGACCTCCTCAACAAGGAATGGGGCCTCCTCTTGGAGAAGATGATAATAGACAAGGAATGGGACCTCCTCAACAATTACTACCACCTCCTCCGGGATTTACACCTCCGACTATAGGTAATCCAGACGGCAGCGGTAGAGATATGGGTATTGCACCACCTTCTTTTGGCGGTGGAAGACCTCCTTTGGCACCACCAGCAATGCAACAACCAGTAGCACCTTTGGCACCGCCACCATTAGTGCCACAAGGACCTCAACCGATTCCAATGTTACCGAATGAGACTTCGGTTCCATTTTTACCACCTATGGCACCACCCAAGCGTGATGATTTCATGTCTATAGCCCAAGATCCTAATCAAAGGCTTAATG